AGACCACACGCAAAAGGCTTGACTACGGTGCCGTGCCGGAATGGATCTGTTTCAAAGTCCATAGTAAGGATGGGTTTCATTTGTTGCGCCGTCGTTTGGCCTGTCTGTGAGCGTGACTGGCTTTGCGTTTTTTTACATGCCGCTGTTGTTTCCACTCCGTCGCCGTCTTGTTCCAACGCACGAGTTTAAGCTTGCCAAATAAGTTGGTTGATTTGGAGCGTTTGTGGAACACGTCTGGTGAACCGTATGGCGGGCGAATCCCTTCATACCGAAACGCATCGTCTATGAGCAAGCGAATGTCTCCGAAGATATTGAGTGAATCAGTGCCGTCAATCTGAAACGCCCACTTTTCGCCCTTCTTTTTCTTGGCATCTATTTTCGCAGCTAAATCTGGATCGCGCTCGATGGCCCTGAATAATGTTGCGAGATTAGTAGTGCCGGAAGAGAAGTCACGAATAAAGATTGGTTTGACAGGGAGTTTAGCTGGTGGAATTAACTGTTTATGATTTTTATTGACAAGCTCCGCCAGTGTTTTTCTTCCACCTTTTGGCCCAGCCGGTCTAATCATACCGGGACGCGCTGAACGCGCATCAACACCGGAAACGATACCTTTTTTCTTTAGCTGAGAAACGTAAGAGCGGAATTGACGCAATTGTTTCGCGTCTAATTTTTGCTTCGGGGTATAGTGAGGAAATTTAGGCTTGGTTGCCAAGTTCACTCCCGCCAGAGTGGACCGGGACCGATGGCGGTCGATCCCGGTGCTGTCCAATCCCGCTGCTAAGCGAGTAGCTTTCAGACGGTCCTCTCATCACGAGAAGACACTCCTAAGCCTTGTATCAGCTTACCACGTGTGATACAATCGTGTCAAGCCACGTGGGAACCCCTTACATTCCGCAACCCGGTATTGAGATCGATCCTGTAAATTACGGTCAATTCGCTGGTCAATACGGATCGTTTTTGCAGGGACCGTTTTTGTATGGCGAAAATCTCTATGCTGTTTTGACGTTCGGTACTGGCGTGGAGATCATGCAGTCTGTCGATTTTGGCAAGACTTTTCACGCTGTAGATTCTGTCAACCAACCTACGAACGCTTCATTCGATCAGGCTGTAGCGTACTTCGATGGCAAGAGCCATGTTTACGTCGCTGTAAATTTGACGGCTGGTTCCGCGTTGACGATTTACACGTTCGATCTTGTCACACTTCAATGGTCCGGTATTTTGTCAACATCAACGGAGACGGCGTTTCCCTACGCTATTTTCAAACGCTCCGATCAATCCATCGTTGTCATCTCGAATTCCGCAACACCAATTTCCGGGTCTACATTTACAGCCGCTATTTTGATTGCAGGTGCGTGGACCTACGTGGATGTCGGTATCGGGATCAAGGCGCTATTAAACTATGACGCTACTGTGGACGTGGAAACGCCCACGTTCGCGTTTGACGGATCGAACATCTACTGTTTTTTCTGCGCTACTTCTTCCAGCGCTGTCGGATGGCAAAACCAGAACTGTTTTTTCTCCGTTCTGACAATCGCCAACACTGTCACGAAATTTTTCACGTTCCCCGGTCAGCTCGCCGAAGCTGTGCCGGATTTGGAATCACCTGAGTACGGCCCTTTTGGCGTGCCAAGTTTGATTGGCGCGACAGGGATCGTGGTACCGGTGTCACGAAATAATCCCTCTGTTTTGCCCGATGTGTCTAATTATCCAACGGTCTACTTCTCGAACGACCTTGGAACTACATGGACGGAATCGACAGGTCTTGGAATGGACCCTCAGGCGACGACGATTCAAGAAGCTCTTTATCCCACTGTCTCGCTGGCACAGTTCCCTCCATGCTCGTTTTTTGATGGAACGTATTTGTACTGCGTTTACGCGCAGATTTTTGGTTTCACGCCTACCGGCCAATCAAATTTTTTGCGTCTTTGCGTGTGCGTTCCCGCAGGCTCTGTAAGTAACTGGTTGTGGAACGCGATCAACGTCGCGGCCATCAGTTCCTATCCGACGGAGGAAGGTTTCAGTTTTCCTTCTATCACAGCGTTGCCAAAATCAGCCGCGTTCAACGCTTCACTTTTTCTTTCAACGGATATCAACGATCCTGTTTTTGGTCTTCTGGCGTTTTGGCTTGGTGGGTTGTTCCCGAATCCCGGCAAGATTCAGCTCAATCCCACCGGCTATGCTTACGGACCTATGCCGTTTTGCGTGCAGCAATCGCCATGTAAATTTGGACAACGAACGAGAGTTCTTTTTTAAGGAGCGCAATGAGCATCAATCTCAATCAGCAGATTTCGCAGTATTACTCCGTGACTGACTTGCAGGTCGCTCCTGAAGGACCACGTGCCGTTCCAGTGATTCTGGATTTCACGCAGACGCCAGAGTACGATTTGGACCTGCAAAACGTCATGCAGAGAAATTTCTTGTCCATGGTACAGGCGTTTTACGTGGACAACTTTGGGAACAGCGCGTCTCTCGTCATCAATATTCCCAACACAAATCAGTACATCTACACCAAAGCTGGTGCGCAGCGCTATGTCATGGCACTGTGTCCGAATCCGGCTCGTTTGCGCTTTATCTCGACAGGCAACGTGAAAGTCACGGTCTATTTGCTCAACTTTCCCGTGACTAACGAAGAGTGGGACACAACGCTCTCACTTACGGGTTACGAGACTTATAGTGGAGGAAAAATCGAACCTTCTTTGGTCGCCAATTATACGTTGACCCCACAAAGCGGTGCTCTTTTGACCGCCACTGTTTCAGCGGGTCACGCAGGACTTGGTTATGCCATAGGCGATACGGGACTGGTTTCGACAGGTGACGGATTTGGCCAGTACACAGTGTTGACAATTGGTGCTGGTGGAGCTGTGGCTACGGTTTCCGTGAGCGGTGGAAACGACTACTCAACCGGCGCGAATCAGGCCACTACCGTGTTGACAGGTGCTGGAAATGGTGCTCTCGAACTGACTGTCGCTACCATCACGCCCATCGGGATCACAGCTTCCGCCGACAATCTTATCACAGGCAATCCCGGCTACTATATAGGTGGCTTCGCAGTTTTTTTGACTAGTAATTCCACTCTCACAAGCGGTACCGATTTACAGGTGAGTCTGGTGGACAGCGTTTCCGGCATCATTGCAACGATCAATCTGTCTCCTGCCAATAGTTTGTTCAGTGGAATCATGGGTCTGTTTTGGAACAACAAAACTGCTGACTCCACGCTCAGCATTGTATTGAGCACGTCTTTGAGCGCGGGAAGTTTGATCTACACGATTCCTTACGGTTTAAGCAGCTTCGTGGCGTGACGTAAAACGCACGAGAAAAGAGCGCGTCATGAATGGAATACTTTCAGGTTCGTTTCAAGGCGGAGGGGGAAAATCCGGCGGTGGAACTGTCACCGCTGTTACAGGTGTCGCACCTATCGTCTCCAGCGGCGGAGCGACACCGGCTATTTCTATAACCGACGCCAGCAACGTCGCTTTTGGTGCTGTGAAAGTCGATGGAACAACTATTACAGCGTCTGCCGGAGTTATTTCCGCATCGGCCGGATCGAGTGCCGCTGTAACATCTGTCACAGGTAACGCACCAATTTCATCAAGCGGTGGATTGACACCGGCTATTTCTGTGTCACCGGCTACCAGCGCTGCATTAGGTGTTGTGCAACCAGATGGCACGATCATCACCGTCGCGGCAGGAGCGATTACCGTCCCAAAAGCCAGCAACGCGCAATTCGGCGTGGTGGAAGTGGACAACACAACTATCACAGCTTCCGGTGGTGTGATTTCCGCTGTTGCCGGTGGTGCTCCAGCGATTGCGCAGCTAGCGCAGCAAACTCTTGCAGCTCCCGCCGCTACGATCACGTTTTCCGCCATCCCCGGAACATACTCCAGCTTAAAGCTGACAATTATAGCGCGTTCTTCCGACGCTGCGAATTCCGACAACTTGGTAGTTGAGTTCAACACAGACTCAGGGGCGAATTACTCGTCTCAGTACAACCTGAATCAGGACACTACCGGGAGCGTTCTGCAAACTCTGGCTGGTTCGCCTACAGCCGCTGCGCCGGGAATTGTACCCGCCGCTAATGGTCCGGCAAACGTGTCTGGAATTGTTGACATGGAAATTATCGGCTACGCCAACACCACGTTTTTCAAAGCTGCGAATCTCAGGTCCGTTATGCGTGGCAATCTGACAGCGGAGTGCTTGCTGGAGCTTACCGGTTTCATGTGGAACAACACAGCGGCAATCGCCACAATTACATTGTCGCTTGGTTCAGCATCGAATTTCGTCACAGGTTCTCAGTTTACTTTATACGGTTTGAAATAGGAGACTCATGAGAGCGCTCAAAGTTTTGTTAGAAACCTTTAACGTGAAAATCGATCCGGAAGAAGTGGAGCGTGCATGGCTGCAAGCCAAAGATGCGCTTCCCAAGCTCGCAAAAGCTGCGGAAGAAATGAATGCGCGTCAAGCACGCATGGAAATTAAGGTTGATGAAATTCTAGCTCGTTTGAGACTCCTGCCGGAATTAGAAATTACACCACTAACAATTGACACGGAGGAAATTCATGCCGGAACTAACGCCTGAAGAAATTGAAGCTCTTAACGCCGATCCTCCGGAAGAAGCAATTATCGAGGACATTGAAGAAGCCGTTGACGACATCGACGAGTTGAGCGAGCAACTTGCTGTCCACTCTATTATCAGCGAAGAACGGCACGACGAAATTTTAGCGAGGGTAGACGAATGCAATCAAACGATCCAGATATTATCGTCTCAAGCGAACCAAGCGGAGAACCCGATTCTGACGCAACTGTTAAATCAGATGATCGAATTGAGGACCGAACTGGCAAGCCTGAAATTCTTAATGGATTCGAGGTTGAATCGGGACCGGACACCGAACGCATCGGAAACACCGACACCAATCGAGAGCCCCGCAGAACCAAATCAGGAAAGATCGACGGAAGAACCCTTCGTGGAAAACGTGGAAGCAAAACCGCGTCCGAAGAATCGCTTCATTTAAGCTCTGTCTCATTGGAAACGCTTTTGTACTCCATCCACTTAATGGGGTCCGAAATGCTGGGCTTGAAAGAGCTTGAACTGGAGAAGGATGAATCCAAGAAGCTCGCCGATGCCATTCAGGACGTGGGCAAGTATTACAACATCGGTTTCGATCCCAAAAAAGTGGCTATCGCGCAACTGTGCATCGTTGCTGGCGGGATTTATGGACCCATGTTTGTGCAGATTCGTCGTCGCATGAAATCGCAGCGCGTTCCGCAACCAACACCGATTGCCACTCCCATTGACAGGCAACCGAAGCAAGCTCCACAACAACCGGCGAGACCAATGAGTGAAATGTCGCCATCGGATTTGTTTGGAAATGAGAGTGCGGTTATTTAGTGCGTCTTCCAGACTCATCGCAACACCTTGCAATCGTCGGCGCGAATGGGAGCGGTAAAACACAGGCCGCACAATGGCATCTCTCGCAGCGCGACATTAACACACGACCTTGGGTGATCTACAATTATAAGTCTGACAAAACCATCGATGGAATTCCCTATGCAAAAGACATCTCTCTGGGCGAGATTCCAATCAAGCCGGGTGTTTACATCGCTCATCCACAGCCAGATGAAAACGATGCCGTTGAAGCACAGATGTGGGCTATATGGGAAAGGGAGTCCATCGGTGTGTACGTCGATGAGGGTTACATGGTTGGCGATCGGAATCCGGCGTTCCGAGCGCTTCTTACGCAGGGACGCAGTAAAGAGATACCTGTTATTGTGTTGTCGCAGAGGCCGGTATGGATGGACCGTTTCGTTTTTTCGGAAGCGACGTTTTTCCAAATTTTTCGGCTTAATCATCGCAAGGACAGAAGGAATGTAGAGGAATTTGTTCCGGCTGATTTAGACTATCGTTTGCCGGACTTTCACAGCTACTATTACGATGTCGGCCTGAATCGCGTTACGATTTTGAAGCCTGTTCCGAGTATCGCGCAAATTCATAAGACTTTCGAGCAAAGATTAAAGCATGTCCGCCAAACAATCTAAGAAGCCGGGTCCGCCTCTCACATGCACGTGTGGTGTGTGTAACACGTGTTACGCTCGTGAGCTTCAGCGACAATGGCGGGAGCGTAACACACATAACTTACAAAAAAACACGGCCAAAAATTCTTCTCAAAAATCCTCGTTGTTACGTTCGTAATTGTCAAACCTTTTCCTGTATTACTACAGACGTATACCTTATTATATGTACATGGCTGAGTCGTCTGGTGTCATTATCTCGTGGAATCCCGCCAACTGGATCACGGTCGTGCTCATGGTAGCGATTGGTTTCGCCGTCCTTGGAGCTGCGGCAAGAATCTATCAGCAAAAACAGGCCACATCTTAGGAGAGTCGAAATGGATATCGTTAATTTCGCCTTTCTGAAACATCCACTCAATTGGGTGATCGTTATTTTGATGGTGATGATTTTCAGCATCGCCACGCATCTGGTTTTGGACTTCTACAATATTAACCCCGGAAAATCGTCGTAGTTTTCTCACCGGAACAGTGAGCGTGAAAGAGAGAAAATGCCAGCACAACAAACTCAAGCACAGTCAGCGCAGCAAGTAAATCAGGTCGCACGCGCAGCTATTAAAGCACGTTCGGTCAGAATGCTGCAACAAATTTACTCGCAAAATATCGCGACACCAAACGCGGGACAGGTCGTCACGATCAATCCCCGCAACGTTGGTTTGATCCTTGGTTTTTGGGTCAAAGTCGTCATTAACATCACGAACACAACGGCGGCATCTGCGTTAACGCTGTCCGATTATGGACCTGCAAATGCGTTGTCTCAGATCCAGTTCAATGATTTGAGCAACAATACGCGCATCCAGACAACCGGATGGCATCTCAATCTCATCAATTCGTGGAAGACGCGACGAGCATTCGCTTCCGCGCTCATCGGGGCGAGTGGCGGAAATACCGGTCTTCAAGTCGCGTCCACTTTTCCGACGCTGACTTTTGAAGGTGAAGATTCACCAATTAATTACGGGTCGAACTGGACCACGATTTCCGCTCCACCATCTGTCGCCGATTCCGGCGGCACAGGAACGGTGACCATGTGGTACTACGTTCCGCTGGCGTACAATCCAGACAACCCGCAATCGATGGACCTTCGCGGAGCTGTCTACGCCAACGTGGTTAACGCCACGATGCAATTGCTGCTGACCGTGAATCCCAATATGTTCGCGGCATTTCAGACGGACTCGACTTCCGCCGTCTATTTCGCAGCGGCGAATCACGCTCTGGTTACCAGCACAACGGGATCGATCACTGTTTATCAGGACTATCTGGACCAACTTCCGGTGGGCAATCAAGGAGTGTTGCTCCCAATTCTCGATCTGGCGACGATTTACGAATTGAAGTACACAAACGTCACGGCAATCACACAGGCGCAGGACTTCCCGTATCAGTACGCCAATTTCCGCGACTTCCTTTCCACTGTCTCGATTTACAATAACAATGGATCGTACAACGGTCGCGAAGTCGGCGCGGACGTAAATTACTGGGCGCTTCAAAGTGCCAACTTCACGAACATCTGGAAATACGAGCCTGATTTGGCCGCTATTTTTGCGCGTCAGCATATCGGGTTGGATCTTCCACCGGGTACGTATTTGTTTGACTCGCGCAATCGACCTATTTCGACGACGCAGTACGGCAACATGCAGTTGGTGCTCAACGCATCGACTGCCAGCGCGGGAGCGTATGAATTAATCGCTGTAGAAGACTTCGCGCTCGTACAGACTCTCAGCATGGCAGGTTCGTTGGCCGCGTCGTAATCGTACCCTCCGAAACGGTTACGATTTCCCAACACGGTGGGCCGAAATCAGGAATCGGCCCACCGACTTTAACGAGGATTTATGGCGACACAACAAACACAGCAAAATGGACTGGTTGGTTCCACCGTCAATTGGTTCGCGCATCCTTTTCAGTCTTCGGGAAGTGCGCTCAATTGGATTCTGTTCGTTGGGTTGCTGGTTATCGCAGCGTGGTTTTGGAATCACGTTTTGCTGCAAATTCAACAGGAGATTTAATTTATGACAATGTTTCAGGAGAAAAAACAATGAAGTCTTGGCATTGGGGTTTAATAATCGCCGTTTTGGTAGCCTATTTAGTTGGTGTAAAATGGCCCGGACCCGGCACCTCGCTGCTTTCTAAAATTGGGATGTAGTGTCAAACACAGTAAATAAACAATTGAGAGCTTTATTGGCTCTCTATCCACGTGAAAATCGACGTGACGCGATTGATATCGTAGAACGAGGATTGAAACTACTTCATGAATGGAGAAAGGAAAACATGGACGAGAAACCAATCACCGACAAGGAAAATTTTCCACCAAAAGCTGAAGAGCATTTCGCGCTGGATTTCGAAAGTGCCGGAATAGCTTACTGCGATGGATGGGGCGATGGCTATCGTGTCGCCGTGAGAGATTTTCTCTTGTGGTTTCTCGCGTTCTTGTTGATCGGCCTGATTTTGCGCACCAAAATCGACATCTGATTACGATATTTTGATTACGACGTGCCTAACACATCAACAATCGCGTTTGCGCTCATCGTCGGTTATATCGTCTTCATCACCGTTCGTGGTGAATTGCCGGTGTATCTGGGTGTGATAGGATTCGGACCTGATAAGAACAACACATGCGCCAACACGAATCCGACTGGAGGTTCCGGAGGAACGAACACAGGGAGTGCTCCCATCAGCGTGTCAAATCCCACCACCATTAACATCCTGCAAAACGGAGGACAAATTCCGTCTCCTGTTATTGTCAACACAACGGTGAACGCTCCACCGAATCAATCGGGATCTAATCCCGGTTCCAGCACATCAATCAGCTACATTCCGGGCGAGTGCGAGTACGACAGCTCTGGCGTATGTCAACCTGTGAACACCGGATCTGGGAGTGATCCTGTGAACACCGATCCCTACGGACCTCAATTTCCTCCACCGGGAGACGATGATGGTGGAGATGGATTTTAGTCAATGCCTTTTGCGTTGCTTCTTATCGGCATCGTTTTACTTGTTGCGGGAATTCGCAACACGCAGTGCATTCTATTCGCTGAGGTTGAAGGCGACTTCACAGGCACGGACAACTTTTTCTACTGGTTTCTTGCTATCATGATCATCGGAGCGTTGGGATACATACCGAAACTCAAGCCGATTTCAACGGCGCTTTTGGTGCTTATAGTTGTAGTGCTGTTCCTGCATAAGGGGCAAAATGGTGGGTTTTTTCAGCAACTCACTGCCGGATTTTCCAGCGACACCAGCACATCGACCGCTGCTACGACACTCTCCCAACAGCAAGCTACGACACAAGGGCTTCTCAATCAGCTCGCACCATATGTTGGAGGAATGACGCTGACTCCTGCGCCATAAATTTTATGTCCGATTCTCTTATCAATTCCGTGTTCACGGTTATCGCGGCTATCATCGGCGTGGCTATTATCGCTGTGCTGGTTAGTAAAAATTCCGCGACTGCAAATGTTATTGGTGCCGGTGGGTCCGCTTTTTCCAGCATCATCGGAGCCGCTGTCAATCCCGGTGGTCAAACAAACCTGTCGTCTCCGATCTCGATTCCAAACATCGGTTCTTTGCAATAGGAGCGAAAATTATGTCGAATGAACTCATCACAGGAACCGTCACCGTTTTGCTGGCTATTGTAGGTGTGGCTATTATCGCCGTGCTCGTGAGTAACAACGCCAACACAAGCGGTGTGATTAGTGCCGGATCGAGCGCGTTTTCAAGCTCTCTTGGTGCCGCGCTGTCGCCGGTGACTGGTTCCAGCGCACTCGGAAGCTTCTCCGGTTCCAGCGCGAGTTTGTAATTGCAATGTCAAACGAACTGATTACCGGTGGTGTTTCTGTGTTGCTGGCCGTCGTAGGCGTTGCCATCATCGCTTTGCTTGTCAGCAATCAGGCACAAACTTCCAGCGTCATCAACGCTGGTGGTTCTGGTTTTGCATCGGCGTTGAGCTGTGCTTTATCGCCTGTAACAGGTAGTGCTTGTGCATCATCGCTTCCCATCGGTACCAGTTCCAGCACGATTTCTTTCGGATAAATTTCATGGCGTTTTCTTCGTTAAAAAAACGTGTCGCGTCTCAGCCGATTGTTACCGCTGACTTGAGCGCTCCGCATGGACAAACGGGACTCAGGCCGGGACCACGAATTCCGACAACACAGACCAAGACTGGTGCGTTGTCGAGAATCATGCAGGGAATTTTCGGCATGGCGAATCCCGCCGCATGGACATCCAGCGCTGAAGTGGCCACTCCGGGGAAAGGAGCTTTCTATCAGTATTATGAGGGCGACCTTTTCACGCCGGGAACGCAGAACTATGTTTTCGAACCTACTACTGAACTAACACCGATTTTCCCGAATTGGGGTAACGCATTTTTGAGACGACCAAATACGTTCAATCCGGAACAACCTCCGCAGATTTACTCAAATCCAAACGTGGTAATCAACGGCATCGGCGGGTTGGTCGCGGGTCAGATGGCATTACAAGGCACAGAAAGCGATGGGGATTAAATCCATGATTTTCACCATTCCGGTTGTGTTGATCTTAATCGCATTCTTTTTGACGTTGATTAGCGGCATCACTGGAAAAGTTCCTATTTGGATACCAGTGCTCTTATTGTGTGTCGCTGCGCTTGTGCCTAACGTGTTGCGCTAAAATCGAGCCTCTCATGTTTGACAAGATTAAAGAGTTCGTGGAACAGCATCCGTACCTCACAGGTTCCGTGGTGCTTGGCTTCATCGTGCTCTATTTCGTCTACACTTCCGTGTCGTCACAAAATAGCGCTGCGAGTTCCGCCGCATCTGGCGGAGTGGCCGGAACGGGTCTTTCCAGCGCTGACTATGCCAGCTTGCAGGAAGCACAACTGAATTCTGCTACGGCTTTGCAAGCTCAACAGGATCAAGCCACGGAACAGACGAATCAGTTGAATGCACAGGTTGCCGCTGTCCAGATTCAGGCCAACGCTGCGACAACTCAAACACAGCTCCAGCAACAAACTGCATTGCAGCAAGTGCTTTCGACGGCGCAAACTACCATGCAGGGCAATACCGTAGCCGGAAACGTGGCTCTTGCACAAGTTGGCGGACAGGTGCAAATAGCGGGGCTTAATGACGCTGCGTCGGTACAGAACACCACAACTCAGGCGGGAGTTTTGGAAGACCAATATAACGATGAGCTGAGTGCGCAGCAATCGATTACCGCAGCGCAGAGCGCTCAAGCTGCGGCCACGGCTACAAGCCAAAATTCCATCACAGCTTTATTGGCGAGTCTGATAGGTGGGCAATTGAATAACTCGGGAAGCACTACCACAACACCACAACCGATTGCACAACCTGTTTCACTTCCCGGAGAGCCTGTTGGAAACGATACGCCCATCACACGCTCACCGATTGTCTCAACACCTGTGACGCGAAAAACTCCTGTGTCAGCGTTGAGCACGATTTTTGGCACAGGAACAGCGGCTTGATATGAAAGGACAGCACTAATGGATGTTCAAAAATATTTTTTTCCGCTTGGTGTCGCGGCATCTGTAATCGCTGTCTACGCTCTGTTTCGCAACCAGCAAAACGCGGGGCAAAACACAATCGCCACTTATCCCAATCCGGCAAGCTCCGGTGTGGGACTGCCCGTTTCCGACCCGTCTCAGACGCAGGGAACCGTCGCACCTGTTTCTTACAACGTCCCGGCTACGCAGCTCGCACCCAGTCCCATCGTTGTGCTGCAAAATCCTCTAAATCCCAACCCTCAGGCATCGGACCCATCACAAACACAGGATAACGGAGCACCAGCATATCTGACATTCAATTTTGGTCCTCAGAGCGATCTGAACAAAACACCAGCGTCGAAAAAACAGCTTGCACAGGCACAGCCGGGAGTGGATCAATCGCATGACGGTTGCGGATGCGGGTCTTCTTCATGCGGAGGATCGGGACCACAGTGCGGACAGCAGAACGCTTTCATTGACGGCAACGGTAATGTCAAGTTGTCGTCGTCAAAGAAGAACCAATTGAGAGCACAGAATAATTGGCTCTCACCGGCACAACAAAACATGATGGCGTATTTGCAATCGGAAGAAGGCGGACCCGGAAGCTACGTGAGCATGTACGCGCTCAATGCCGATCTGAGCGGACCCGCGAATTAAGCATGTCGCCATCTTTGCCATCGCTACCATCCCTGCCGACAATTGGCGGGACGAGCGCGAGCACAACTACACCGTCATCCAGCACAGCGAGAAGCGGTGTATCAGGAGCTGTGGGTTCCGCTGTCGGCGACGCGGTAAGTTCCGCAGCCGGGACGTTTTTCTCGTTCCTTTTTACGTCCCGGTTTGCGGCTATCATTTTAGGGTTGATCTGTATTGCGGGAGCGATTTACCTGTTCAAATCGCCGGATGTGATTCAGTCGGTGAAATCGAGCGCTAGAGCGGCTGTCGCGTTCTGAACGCGAAACAGCGCATCTTTAATACGTTTGCATGTGGCGTCCCAATTTTCAGGAGACGCGGCAAAATCAAGTTCGGAAATGGCATCGATTAGTTCGTCCATTTTAGACTCTCTTTCCCCATCCACAAGTAGGCAAGTGTCCATCTAAATCACTACCATCGCAGTTACATGGAATCGATGCCATAAACTCGTATCCCATTGATATTAGAATGGCGTCGTGTCGTGAATAGTCCAAAATTCCATTTGTATAAACTAGTGCGATTGCCGCATCTTCACGAGACACTCTTTCAATTTTCTGCTGCATTTTCTCTCTCCTACAAAACAGTGTAGCCGGGATCTCTCCCGGCCACAATACTGCTTTTGGTTAACACTGGTAAACGATTCGAGTCCAGCCCTATAATCTACACCGTTCTTTACCCGCCGAACATGACCAGTTTAATTTAGAGTTTTTTCAGGGCTTCTCGATCCGCCTTGATTCGCTTCTGAATTTCTTCCTTCTTTTTTCGACGGTCGATTTTCGCTTGAAGCTCTTTAAGCCGCTGTTCATCGCTGCGTTTCGCCACGACTACTTCTTGCCACCCTTTGCCGACTCAGCCTTGGGAGCTTTCACTTCTTCGCTTGGTAACGGCGTGTTGTCAAGCTCTTTACTGAGTGCCGCCAGCGCGTCATTCGTCGCAGTGGGTATCACTCCCTTGGCCTGATAAACGTAACCCGTTGCGGCCTTATCGTCGGGAATGGCCGTGATATCGTAGGCGAATTCCTGCGCTTTTTCACCGGACGATTTGAATGCAGACGCCAACTTTTCTTCCAAAGACTTGAACAAAAAAAGCTTGTCGGATTCGTAAGTCTCGCCCTTGGGACCTACAGCACGGAAATCGCCAATGAAGACCGTTTTGACATCGCCGGAACGACGGTCTTCGAAATTCTTGACTCCCTGAATGATGCCAAACATGCGGATCATGAACAGCGGTTTGCCGATTTTGATGACTTCCTTGGGGTTGACTCCGGCGGTTTTGTTATTGATGTGCTTTACTGGTGTGATTTGGTTTTCTGCCATTTTGAGAGGTTCCTTTTTTCCTCTGATAATATGATATCACGATTTTGACTGTTGTCTAGCGTCCTGTCCCGATTTGGCGTCGAATTCCGGCATCTTGCCGTACTGCCCAGACATGATAGTACTCTGGATGTCCAGCATCCTCTGATAGCGACGACGAGCGCGGCGATTCTCACGCAGAACAGCGATGAGAAACGCCAGAGCTGAAAGAGTGATTGAAATCTTCATGACAAGCCAAAACCATTTCATTCAATCACGCTCCCGTCAGCTTC